GGCTATGGCCGTCCCGCGCTGGGCGCCGACCACCGCCTACACCCTCGGTCAGCAGATCGTCAGCCCGAACAACGACATCGTGACGGCGAACGTCGCCCACACCTCGGCGGCTGCGTATGCCACAGACGTGGTCAAGTGGAACGGTATCAACGGAGCACCCGTTACGGCGCTGACGGGTTGCGCGTTGATCGGGTACGGCCATTCCTACGTCTCGGGGACCGGCGCATCCGATCAGGCGCACCGGTTCGTAGAGCGCCTCGGCGTGCTGATCGGCGCAGCCTCAGTGTCCAACAGAGGTCACTCCGGCGATTCCATGATCCAGACACTCTTTGAGGTCATCGGCGGGGCTGACGTGACGGCATGGACCCCCAACACCGCCAGTCTGGTCGTTCTCGATTCCGTCTTGAATGACGTGCTCCACACCACCTTGACCAGCGCACCCCAAGACCTCATCGGGTTCACCAATGCCCTGCGCACCATCCTGCGGGTCCTACGGACCAGCCAGTATGTCCCCGGCGGTGACGCGAGTATCACCTATGCGGGCGCAACGTGGACGCTCCCCGTGCCCACGGGAAGTCGGCTCGGCCAATGTCGTACCACGTCTACCATCGGAGCGACAGCAACCATCGCTGGCTACATCCCTACCGAGATCACGATCATGGTCTACGGAATGTGTGCCGCATGGTCACCATCATCAACATTCGATGTGATCGTGGGTAGCACGGTCTACGGCGGCACCCTCCTGACATCGGACGTCTCTTCGGCCGATACTTCCGGGGTCAACCCGGCAGGCTACCAACTGAACGCCTACCGGGTCACCGGACTACCATCCGGGTCCAAAAGCGTCGTCGTCACCAATCGCGGTGGGGGCAACAACTCGTTCTTCTTTGACGGATATCTCTACCCGGCCTCGACCGCGCCGCCGAGCATCGTCGTCATTCAGGACGGCGAACTCGCGTCCTATCCGGCGCTTCCCTTCACTACGGCGCAGGGCAACGACTTACTCGCCGGTCACAACGCCGTCGTCGCATCCGTACTGGCCGAACCCGAATGGGGGGGCGACCCTTACGTGCGGGTTGTCCACGCAGGCGAGGGGTACACCAACGTCACAATGATGTACTCCGACGTGTGGCACCGCAACGACTCAGGCCACGAGGCTTTGGCTCAGACGATCTTCCGGACAGCCGTGCGGATGCCCTACCGCTCAGGGCTGCACTGACCTCCCGCCCATAAGTGCCGGTTAAGCCTGCCCCGATCCCGTCTAACACTGAGAGGCCATCGTGACCATTCCAGCAGGCGTCGCAACCGTCACGGGTCAACCCATCTACGCCAAGATCCTCACTTAGCCCATACCGTCACGATCGGAGCCTGACCATGGCCGTTTTCCCGAACGGCGTCCACGCGGCCCGTCACGCCTCTGGTGGTGCGGACGTTCTCACCCCTGCCGCGATCGGCGCGGACGTCGCTGGGGCTGCCGCTGCCGCTGCCACAACGATGGTCCCGCGCTGGGCACCGACCACGGCGTACACCCTCGGCCGGCAGGTCGCCAGCCCGAACAACGACGTCGCCACCTGTAACGTCGCCCACACCTCGGCGAGCACGTACACCCCCACCGAGGCCGGGAAGTGGAACCTGTCCACAACGATGGTCCCGCGCTGGGCGCCGACCACCGCCTACACCCTCGGTCAGCAGATCGTCAGCCCGAACAACGACATCGTGACGGCGAACGTCGCCCACACCTCGGCGGCTGCGTATGCCACAGACGTGGCCAAGTGGACGCTGACCTCATCGTTCCTCACACCCACGGTCGCTAGTAACACCTATGGGCTGATCGGCCCCTACGACGCTCGACGTTCTGGCGTGGTGGCTAACGGGACCACGAACGACCGAGCGGCCGTGGTCGCAGCGATCACAGCAGTACAAGCCGCAGGCGGTTTTACGGTTCTGCTGCCACCGGGTCGGATAAGGAACACTGGCGGCGAAATCTCACTGCCTGACGGTGTGCAGATCATGGGCCAAGGCCGCGGCGTCACCATTTGGGATGGTCCCGGTTTCGAGTTCACCACCAACAACGCCGTCACGGGTATCACCTTCACCGGAACAAATGTCGCTACGGGCAGCGCCGCGATAAGAATGCGCACGGCGACAGCCGCAACAGATGGCAACGTGAACAGGTGTGCGTTCACGACGTTCCCGAACGGCGTAGCGGTCTACTTGAATAACTGTACCGGGGGAGGTCCCGCCCGGATTGTCGTGGACGGCAATCAGTTCCAAGACTGTGCCGTTGCCGTGCTTATGGAAACAGTTTTCAACTGCCGGGTGTCGAATAACTCATCCGTAAACGCCGCTGCCACAGGACGTCATTTCATCTTCTATGCAGCGCAAGGCTGCCAGTTCATAGGCAACACCACCGAGGGTGGCGTCACCGGCATCCTCGGACTGGCTAGACACAACGTGGCCGGGACGGTCAACATTCAGGGCAACACGATCATGGGTAACCGGATCGTCAGCCCCTCTGAGGAGGGAATCAGCCTCGACTCCCTCGGCAACGACGCCGCTGGTGTGTGCGTCGTCGACTGGGGAACCGTCGCGGCCAAGGGCTTCAACAGCGGCGTTCCGGGTGGGCAACTCGCGATCACTCTTGACTCTGCGTTCTCGACTCTACCGAGTAACTATTTCTACTTCCAAACAATGGTCATAACGACAGGCGCATGTGCTGGGACCGTACTTGATATAACTGGTTCAAGCGGGGCGGTTCAACTCGCTAACGGTTGTCGCGTGTCGGTCTGGACCGGGATCAGCGTTGGTGATGAGGTAGTGATCGGACTGCCCATGGTAGGCAACACGATCAGCGGCAACACCATAGAAGACGCGGGCACCTACTCGATTGATCTATGGGGCTTCTGCATCGGCAACATCATCACAGGAAACACCTGCATCTCTACCCTGACCGGCACCAACGCCAACACAGGCGGGCCACAAGGAGGGGTCGAGGTATGGGGTCTGGATGGCCTGGTCGCAGCAACCAGCAGGTTTACCACCCGGTTGGGTCGAGCCCCGGCCGTCAATAACATCGTGGCGAACAACACCTTGCAGCGTTGTGATCTCCGATTCTCCGTCGAGGCCTACAGTGGTTCTCCCGGATATTCCTTGGTCGGAAATGTCCGAACCGGCAACGTGCTCACCAACTGCGACTCAACGTCATAGACCCCACCCATAAGTGCCGTCCACCACCACCACGACTCCTACCCCGATTGAGTGGTGCCGCCCGTCCCCTGACCCGACCCGCACGACAGAAGCCGCTCGTCTCTCGGGAACGGGCGGTTTTTGCGTCTTTCCCCGTTTACAGCCTTCACAGGCTATGATTTCCGCAAGTAGTACGGCAGGGTCCTCGTAGAGGGTCAGAGCAGAGTTGAGGGCGTAGTCCCCCTACACCGCGAGCCGGATCGGCGCACACCGTCATCCCATCGCAACGTAGGAGCACACCCCTCATGGATCAAGCACTGATTGACCGGCTCGCCACCATCGAAGAGCTGTCCGACGACGACCTCGCCACCCTGTACACCGACCTGGTATCGGCGTTCGACGCAGCCGACGAGGCAAACAACGTCGCGCTGATGGAGGAGTACCACGGGGCGATCGCCCGGGTGAGCGAAACCCAGACGGTGCGTGAGCAGGAAGCGGAGACGAGCAACGCTCGCGCCGCCGAGCTGCGCACCGCTGTCCACGCGGAAGCCTCAGACGACGAGGATGAGGGTGAGGACAGCGACGTCGAGGATGTCGCCACCGAGGTGGCGGAGGATGACACCGAGGTCGACGCGGAGGATGACGCAGCCCCTGTGGCTGTGGCGGCCTCCACCAAGACCCCCACCACCCTGGCGGTGAAGCGCCCCGCCCTCGGTGTGGCGAACCAGCACACCGGGCGTTCCAAACCCCGCGCCGCCGGCGACGGCACGAACCGGGCGCACCTGTTCGCGCAGCGCCCCTCCGGGAACATCCAGTCCGGGGATGAGATCAGCAGCCGTGAGGCCCTCGCCCAGATGATGTCCGAAGTCGTGTCCCGCCTGGGCCGTGGCGACGGGGAGCAGCGCCTGGTCGCCTCCGCGCAGTGGTCCTACCCGGAGGATCGGACCCTCGGCGCCGACGTGGCGGAGAACGAACGCAAACTTACCGCGGTCATCTCACCGCAGGCGATCATCGCCTCCGGTGGTGTGTGCAACCCGGTCGACGTCGACTTCTCCCTCTCCATGGTCCTGTCGGTGGACGACGAGCCCCTGGGTGACAGCCTGCCAACGTTCGGTGCCACTCGTGGTGGCCTGCGGTTCATGCAACCCCCCACGTTCACCGGTGTCGGGCGCACGGGCACCACAGTGTGGACCGAGGCGATCGACACCTCCCCCGGCACCAGTACCAAGCCCGTGCAGACGATCGCGTGCGGGTCTGAGGTTGAGGTTTACGTTGACGCCATCCCCACCCGCCTGCAGTTCGGCAACATGGGGTCCCGGTTCTACCCGGAGATGGTGGCCGCGAACACGGACCTGGCCATGGCCAACGCCAGCCGGGTTCGTGAGCTGAACAGGTTGGGCAAGATCAGCACAGCGTCCATCACGGTGTCGTCCGGTCAGCTTCTGGGTGCAGCCCGCGACTTCCTGGCCACCTTGGATCAGGCATCTGCGGCGTACCGGTACCGGTCCCGCCTCAACCGTGGCGTGAACCTGCGCGCGGTCCTGCCTGACTTCTTGCGGGACCTGATCCGGTCCGACCTGCTCCGTGAGATGGCGCACGGGCAGGATGTTACTGAGTCGTTCAGCCTTTCGGACGCCCAGGTGGACTCGCTGCTTGCGGCACGCGGGATCAGCCCGGTGTGGATGCTCGACGGGACCACCGGCGCCACCCACAACAACATCGCGTTCGCCACTCAGGGGTTCGGGGCGCAAAGCACCGGCGCCGGCCTCCTCGACTTCCCGCACACCGTCCAGTGGCACCTGTTCGCCGAGGGCACGTTCCAGCGTCTCGACGGTGGCCGCCTGGACATCGGGGTGGTCCGCGACTCCGTGCTGGACGGCACCAACGACTACCAGACGTTCGTGGAGTCCTTCGAGGGCATCGCGTTCCGGGGCTTCGAGAGCCTGGAGATCATCTCCTCGATCCGCCCGAACGGTCTGAGTGCGGGCACCAAGGACACCAACACCTACTGACCGGTCACCCCTTTTCTGTCGGGGTGGGTGTGGTGCTCTCCGCGCCCGCCCCGACACCGGTCCAGGCCAGCAGGTAGGAGGAGAAACCCATGGCACTCAGAAGCCCGGTCGCACCACCGAAACTTCAGCCACCAGCGGTGTCGATCATCACGTCCAGTGTCCTACCTGTGGACACCACTGGCGGGCGCTGGATTGACGGGATCGCGTTCCAACCCGAAAACAGTTCTGCGGCATGGCTTTCCGACGTCTGTGACACCACCTCCTCGAACGCGGACAACATCGAGCCCCCACCGGGGGTGGTGGAGTGGTTGCCGTACCTGATCAACGCCGACGACACGAACAGCACGTTCGGTTTTGAGCAGCACGACTTCATCAACAGGGCAAAGCGGCGCCTGGATGTGGCGACCGCGAAAGCCCTTGAGTGTGAGCTGTGGTCGGGCGCACTGGCGCAGGCGCAGGGGTACCCGAACAGGTTCCTTGCCGCCTCATCGGCAGCCTCAGGTGGGTGGGGTTTCCAGAACCTGAACGCCACCTACCCGGAGGCTGGGGCGACCCCCACGATCCAGCGGGCGTTCGAGGTGTTGGAGCAGTTCATCGCGGACACCGGTCTTGGTGCCCGCGGCATGATCCATGTCCGCCCGGAAGCCCTGCCGTACCTGACGATCACCACCCGGCGGGTAGGGAACTACATCCTCACCGCGAGGGACACCATCGTCGTCCCGGGTAGCGGCTACCCGAACACGGGGCCGGGTGGTGTGGCCCCCCCGGTCGGGTCCACGTGGATGTACGCCACCGGGATGACCGAGGTGCGGTTGGGCCCGATCAGCACGTTCCCGGACCCGGACCAGGACGGCGACGACTGGCTGATCAAAGCCACCGACCGCGCAGGCAACCTCGTCACCGTCCGCGCGGAGCGCGCAGCGCTCGTGTCCTGGGATGGCCAGTGTCACGCAGGAATCCAAGCCGTACTCAACTCATGACCAAGGAGATTCATTATGCCCGATAATGATGGTGCGGCGTCCCTGCACCTCGTCGCGTTGCGTGTCTGCCAGCTGACCGCCACCGGCACCACCCTCGCGCAGAACATGTACGTCACCCAGGACTTGGTGCACTTGCAGTTCAACCCGGACATCGAGACCGGGCCCGAGATCAGCGACCGCAACGCCGGTGGGGTCCTCGCGGTGACATGGAAGATCATGGACGTGATGAAGCGCCTCACCTGCCAGGTGGAGACGCTGAAACCGGACCCGGTCCTCGAGGTTCTCCTGACCGGCGGAACCGTGTTCACTTCGGGCAGCAACGTGCAGGGCTTCCAGTACCCGCCGATCATGGTGGAGGGCAACCCCAACGGGGTGTCCATCGAGGCGTGGACCCGGGCTGTTGTGAACGGTGCCCAGCCGCTCGACTTCCCGTACTGGCGTTGGGTACTGCCGAAGATTCAGCTCCGCAAGTCGAACCGCACCGCGGACACCAACCGGATGGCCAACCAGTATGACGGTTGGGGTTTCCAGAACGCGCAGTGGGGTGCCGGGCCAGCCGGTGACTTCATCTACGACACGAGTCGCGTGGTCAACGTCATGCGGGACACCGCGATCCCGGCTGCGACGACGGCCGTCTCAGCGGCACCCCACTAAGGAGCAGCTGGGGTGAGTGGCGTCAGCACCATCTGGTGCACCTCTGCGATGGTCACGGCCCGCGACGCGTCGCTGGCCGGGGCACCGCGGGCGACACTCACCGCGGCGTGCCAGCAGGCGTCGGACCTGGCCTATGCGGCGTCGGGGCGGCGCTACCCGGGGCTGGCGACCCTCCTGGTGCGCCCGTCAGCGCGGCCGAGCTCTATGACGATCCGGTCGTGGAGCCAGTACCTGCAAACCCTTTCGGGGGTTGGGGCGGCGATGTCGTGGGCGACCGGTGGTGGCTGGTTCGGGCAGGGCACTGAGGGCCCGGACACCGTACAGATCGACCTCGGTGCGTACCCGGTCCGGGCCGTGAACGTGGTGAAGATCGACGGGGTGACCATCCCGAGCGACGAGTACCGCATTGACGACTTCCGTTACCTGGTGCGCACGTTGCCGTCTGCGACAGCGCAGGCGACACAGCGCTCGGGGTGGCCCCGGGTGCAGAACATGATGTTGCCTGACACGGAGGCGGGAACGTTCAGTGTCAGCTTCGACTTCGGTGAGGACCCTCCGGCGGGTGGTGTGACCGCTGCGACGTCGTTGGCGTTGGAGTTCGCCCGCATGTACACGGGGTCAACGAACCGGCTCCCTGCTCGGGTGCAGTCAATCACCCGGCAGGGCGTCAGCTTCGCCATGTTGGACCCGATGCAGTTCCTGGATGAGGGACTGACCGGCCTGTACGACGTCGACAGTTGGATCCGCAGTGTGAACCCGGGCAAGCAGAAGTTCCCGTCACTGGTGTGGTCCCCCGACCTTGAAACCCGGCGGCGCGCCGGGACGACCTACCCATGAGGAGAGCAGCATGACGTACACAGGCGGGCCCGGCAACAACTTCGCCAGCAACGGCGACGACGACACGTATGCCCCGTTCGACCGAGCCAGGTGGAAGCGGGTCGGTGCCAGCAAGACGCAACTGGCCGACCTGGCACGGGTGCACGCAGCGATGGCCCCGGTGGAACAGGCCTCGGAGGGGCGCCGGGTCGCGTCCGTGTCTGACACCCATCTGCGCGACGACCTGGCCACGCCTGCGGCTGCTGACATCATCGCCACCGAGCAGACCGACGACCTGGTCAACACCGCCCTGGAACAGTCCGAACCTGTCGCGGTGGTTGGCACCGTGGAGGAGGTTCTCGCCCATGTCGCCGGCGACGCGGACCGGGCCGCGGATGCTCTCGCGCACGAGCTGGCGAACAAGAACCGGGTCAGCCTGACCGCAGCGTTGTCCGCGATCGCAGAGTCCGACGACTGATGAACCTGTACGGGCTCGCCGGCAAGCTGCTCACCGTCATGGGTGGGCAGCTTGCCGCTGCCGGTGTGACCCTACCGACACAGCAGTTCGTTGGTGCGGGCCCGCTGCCAGTGTGGGATTTTGACCAGTTCGCGGTGCACCTCGTACGGGTGTTCACGGGCATGCCTGGCGCGGAAACCCCGGTGCAGCCGAGCGGGTTCACCACCAGGAGCGCGGAGTTCGCGGTCAGCGTCGTGAGGAGCATCCCTGTCCCTGACGACTACGGTATCCCCCCAACAGCCGCACACATGGCCCCGTTCGTGATCGCGAACATGAGTGACGTGGCGGCGTTACAGGCCGGGGCGGAGCAGGTCAAAGCCCAGGCACTGTGGGTGCCTTACGCGACCCCGTTCGCGATCGGAGCGTGCACCACGCAGGGCCCTGAGGGTGCCATGTTGGCCGCGGTCCTGTCGCTACAGATCCAGGTGCTGTCATGAGCTCGGCCGTCCTGCTGGGTGACACGTTCGGGCCGATCAACGACACCGCGGACCTGCGCGTGATCATGGACCCGGCCGCGATCCACGCGTTCATGGCCGACCGCAACGGGCCCGTCATGCGGGACCTGACTGTGCGTGCGACCCGAGTACAGGAGGCTGCCTCCAAACAAGTCCGGTTGGGGCATGTCGGTGGCGGGGAAGCGATGGGCGGGTTCGCCAAGTCCGCACCGAAAGCCCGAGCGAACCTGCGCTACAGCATCGTCAAACGGGTCATCGAAGGCAGCGACGGGATGCCCAGCATCCTTGTCGGCTCAGACAACCCGATCGCACTGCTGCACCACGAAGGCACCAAACCGCACATCATCCGGCCCCGCAACGCGAAGATCCTCGCGTTCTGGGCCGGCGGATCCCTCGTGTTCCGGCACGTCGTCCACCACCCCGGCACCCAACCCAACCGGTATTTGACCGACAACCTTCACCTCGCCATCTAACCAACAGGAGAGCACCCCATGGCCAGCATCAAGCAGTTCCGTGCCCGCAAGGTCACCGCGAAACCCATTCCGTTTGAAATCACCTACGACAAGGTCACCAACCCGCACCCGAAAGAGGGTGAGGCCAAGACGACACAGCCCGCCGCCGCCGGGTTCAACGCAGTCCCGGAGGTCCCCGGGAAATGGCTCCTCGAGGTTGGGGCGTCGATGGCCGGTGAGGAGTCCGACCGGGTCGCGGCGATCAACACGTTCCTGGACCGGGTCATTGTTCCTGCGGAGAAACCCCGCTGGAAACAGGTCATGGGCGATACCAAAAACGTCATGGACATGGACCTGCTCGCTGAGGTCACCAACTGGCTGATCGAAACCTACAGCGAGAAACGCCCTACGGAGCAGTCCAAGCCTTAAGCGCTTGGGCTGTTGCGAACTGGGACGACGTCGAAGGGAGGTGCACGATGGCAGGTTTGGACATCCTTGAAATGCCTGGGCCGCAGGCTCTGGCTGTCGTGTACTCCCTGCTGGTCGGTGAGTCGTTCAACCCTGCGGAGGAGGCGCGCAGTACCGGTCGGCTGAAAGTCGATGCGTGGCTTGAGGAGAACGCGGCAGCCGCTGAGCATCGGGCACCCGCGAACACAGCCGCCGAAACGTGGGGTCTACTCCCGGAGCATCAGGCCGGCGCGGACAACGCGATGCGGTTCGCCGGCGGCATCCCTGGTGGTGAGCAAGGGTGAGCACCGACGTCCTGGGTTCTGCGTACATCGAGATCAAGGCGATCTCCAAAGGTGTTGACGCGTCTGTCAGCAACGCCCTGACGAAGAACCTTGGTGCTGCTGGTGCAGCAGGTGGTGCGGCACTGGAGAAGGCAGTCAGTGCGTCCGCAAAGAAGGCGGGGACCAGCCTGGATGACGCATTTAAGGGCACCAAGATCCAGGACTCACTCAGCAAGTCCGGTACAGCCGGCGGTGCTGCCCTTGAGAAAGCGGTCAGTACGTCTGCGAAGAAAGCCGGAGTCAGCCTGGATGATGCGTTTAAGGGCACCAAGATCCAGGACTCGCTCAGCAAGTCCGGTACGGCAGGTGGCGCAGCCTTGGAGAAGGCCGTTAGTGCGTCCGCGAAGAAGGCGGGGACATCCCTTGACTCCGCCTTCAGCGGGTCGAAGATCCAGGACTCGCTCAGCAAATCCGGTACGGCTGGCGGTACAGCACTAGAGAAAGCGGTCAGTGCGTCCGCGAAGAAGGCCAGCACATCTCTTGACTCCGCGTTCAGCGGCACCAAGATTCAGGACTCTTTGGGCAAGTCTGGTACGGCAGGTGGCGCCGCCCTTGAGAAAGCGGTCAGTGCGTCCGGCAAGAAGGCCAGCACATCTCTTGACTCCGCGTTCAACGGGTCGAAGATTCAAGACTCGCTTGGTAAGTCTGGTACGGCTGGCGGCGCTGCCTTTGAGAAGGCGGTCAGTGCGTCTGCGAAGAAGGCGGGGACCAGCCTGGACTCTGCGTTCAACGGCACCAAGATCCAGGACTCGCTCGGTAAGTCCAGCAAGGCTGTTGACGCTTTGGCGAAGACCACCGCGGCAGCCGCTGACGCATCCAAACGGTTCTCGGCGGAGCAGGTGGCGGCACAGGACAAACTGTTGGCCGCGCAGCAGCGGCACAGCACGGCCGTCACCCAGTTCGGGAAAGACTCGCTGCAGGCCAGGACCGCACAGAACGACCTCGCCACGGCGGCCCGCGGGGTTGACACCGCACTATCGAAGGTGGACGCGAAAGCCACAGCATCCGGCGGCAGCCTGAAACGGGCGGGGATCGCAGGGCAGGGCGCGTTCGGGATCATCGCCAGTTCCGCCGGTGGTGTCATGTCACCGATCTCCGACCTGATGATGAAAATGCAGGGCATGGGCACCCTGTTCGAGTCGGCCGGCACCAAGTCCGGGAAGGCGCTTCTGGGTATTGGTGCCGCAGCCACGGCTGCGGGGGCGATGCTGTCCACCGCGAGCAGCAAAGACGAGGCCGCACAGAACCAGCTGAAGGCCACCATCACCGCCAGCGGCGGGTCCTGGGACAAATACAAAGGCCAGGTCGAGGCGTCCATCAAGACCGGTGAGAAGTACGGGTACACCGCCGACCAGACGATGGGCGCGTTGCAGAAGCTCGCGGTGACCACGCACAGCCCGGACGTAGCGATGAAGTCGTTCGGGCTCACGTTGAACATGGCCGCGGTCAAGCATGTGGACCTGGGCTCGGCCGCGCAGAAACTGGGTATCTACCTCGGTGGTGGTGCGTCGAAGGCGTTGAAGCAGTACGGGATTGTTGTTGACGCCGGCTCGAAGAGTGTCACAACCGCGGCCACCGCCACCAAAGCACACCAGACCGCCGTGGACGCCCTTGCTACGGCACAGAAGAAGCTCACCGACCTGACCGCTGTGGATGCCAGCAAAACGCAGCTGTCCGTGAGCTCTCAGATCGCGCTGGGTAAAGCGCAGGACGCGGTCACCGCGGCGGTCAAAGCCCACGGTGCAGGATCCACGCAGGCCGTCACCGCCGAAACGAACCTACACAACATTCAGACCAAACTGGTAGCCAGCAGCAAGCTGTCCACCAGTGAGCAGATCGCGTTGCGTAACGCCCACGACGCGGTCACCGCGGCACAAGGCAAGGTCAGCAAGTCCACCGACACCATGAACGCCGCGCAGGGCAAAGCGAAAACCGGCACGGAACTGCTCGACGCCGCCATGAAGAATGGCGGGAAAACACTCAACGGTCAGGCCGCCGCCGCCGTGGACACGTTCACCGGGAAGCTGTCCGGGCTGAAAGCCAAGGTTCAGGACGGGGTTTCCTCGATCGGGAAACAGTTCGGTGGGATGCTCGTCACCGCCGGCCCGGCGTTGATGGGTGTTGGGGCGATCATCGAAACCGGAATCATTGGCAAGGTCGGCAAGGCGGTGACGTCTGCGGCCAAGTTGGCCAGTGCCGGCAACATCGCCTCCGCTGCCACCAAAGGATGGGCGGCAGCAACCCAACTCCTCGACGCGGCATGGGCGATGTCCCCGATCGGCGTTGTTGTTGTCGCCATCGTCGCGCTGGCCGCAGCCGTCTACCTGGCCTACAACCATTTCAAGCCGTTCCACGACCTGGTCGACTCTGTGGGGAAGGTGCTGAAGGTCGCGTTCGTGGACTCCATCACCTGGATCGGTCACTCCTTGTCGGTGTTGTGGTCGGATATCACGGGGATCTGGGCGAAGATCTGGGGGTTACTGAAAACGTGGGGGCCGGCAGCGTTGGCCGCTGTCGCCCCATTCATTGCGATCCCCCTGCTGATCTTCCAGCACTGGGGCACGATCAGTGCGCTGCTCACCACCGTGTGGAAGGACGTCCTTAAGGTTTTCACCGCAGGGGTCACCTGGGTGAAAAACCTGATCAGCGTGTGGCTGCTCGATGCGGTCAAGCTGTTCACGAAGCTGTGGACGGACCTGAAAGTGCTATTCACGAAGTTATGGGCGGACCTGGAGAAGATCTTCCAGGTCGCGATCACCTGGGTGAAAACCCTGGTCCTGGACTGGTTGAATCTGGAGATCAAACTGTTCACCTGGTTGTGGACAACCCTGAAAACGGTTGTGGGCAGCCTGTGGACGGACATCAAAAAGCTGTTCTCCGACGCGGTCACCTGGATCCAGAACCTACTCACGACCATCTTCACCGCGTACAAAACTTCGTTCACGGGGTTGTGGACTGCCGTCAAGAGCATCTGGAACAGCCTGTGGACGGATATCAAGAACCTCGCGTCCGCAGCGTGGAACGTGGTGAAAGCCGGACTTTCTGCCATCTTCACCACCTTCGAGAACCTGTTCAAAGGCAACTGGACTGCGATCAAAGCCACGTGGACGAGCCTGTGGACCGACATCAAAAACCTCGCATCAGCCGCGTGGACCTGGGTTAAGACTGAACTCACCGCTGTCTTCACCGCGTACAAAACCTTGTTTACCGGGTTGTGGACTGCGATCAAAGCCACGTGGACGAGCCTGTGGACCGACATTAAGAATTTGGCGTCCGCAGCGTGGACGTGGGTCCAAACTCAGCTGACGACCATCTTCACCGCCTACAAAACTTTGTTTACCGGGTTGTGGACCGCGGTCAAAGCCACGTGGAACTCACTGTGGACGGACGTGAAGAACCTCGCGTCCGCAGCGTGGACGTGGGTTCAAACTCAGCTCACCGCCGTCTTTACCGCGTACAAGAACCTGTTCACCGGGTTGTGGACAGCAGTCAAGAGCACCTGGAACTCGCTGTGGACGGACATCAAGAACCTGGCCTCGGCAGCCTGGAACTGGATCCAAACCCAGCTCGGCGCCATTTTCACCGCGTACAAGAACCTGTTCACGGGCGTCTGGACCTCCATCAAAGGGATCTGGAACAGCCTGTGGAATGACCTGAAAAGCCTTGCGTCCTCGGCGTGGTCAACCCTGAAAAGCACCGCGTCGACAGCCCTTGACGGGTTCAAGGGCTTGTTCAACACCACCGTGTCTGGGATCAAAACGATCTGGGACGGGATCAAGAAGGTGTTCGGTGAACCGGTCTGGTTTGTGGTGCACTCCGTCATCAACCCGCTGATCGGTGGGGCTAACGTCCTCCTGTCCCACCTGGGCTTGAGCATCCCGCAAATCCCGGAAGGGTCGATCCCCCACTTCTCTAAGGGTGGCGCGATCCCCGGCAGCCACAACCGGGACGATGTCCCGTTCTTCGGGACACCCGGTGAGGTGGTGGTGCCGAAGCGGATCGTGTCCGCGTTCGGCGGCTCAGACCAGCTCATGTCCACCCTCGGGTTCGGTGGTGGTGCGAGCGGCGGTCACTTCGCAGGCGGTGGGCTGTTGGGCGGGTTGAAGAACGCAGCCGGTGTTGTCGGCAAAGCGACCGGGATCACCCCGGTCGCGGGTGCGATCGGTAAGGTGGCATCCACCGAATTGAATGCGGCCAAAACGCTGGCCAGTAACGTGGGCAGCACCTTGTCGTCGTGGGTCGGTGACGTTGCTGGGGTTTTGCGCTCCGGGGCGGCAATAGCGCTCGACAAAGTCGTGATCGGTCCGTTGAAACTCGTCGCCAAAGGCATGGACCATTTTGGGCCGGTCGGGGTCGGCATGGACCACATGGCTGATGACGTCCTGGACAAGCTACTGGCGTTCATCAAAGGCAAAGAAGCCGCGCCCGCAGCCGCAGCCGCATCCGGAGCCGCCCCCGCCGGCGGCGGTGCCGCTGCCCCCGCCCAGGTGAATGCCTGGATCGCCGCAGCGTTGAAAGCTGACGGTCTCCCGATGACATGGGCTGGCCCGGCAGCCACCCTGGTGATGCGCGAGTCGAGCGGGAACCCCACGGCCCAAAATAACACTGACAGCAACGCCATGAAAGGCACGCCGTCAAAGGGCATCGCGCAGATGATCGACTCTACTTACCAGGCGTATCGCAACCCCGCATTGGTGAACAACATCTGGGACCCGGTCAGCAACCTGGCGTCGTCGTTCAGGTACATCCAGGCCGTGTACGGCGGCATCTTCAATGTCCAACAGGCAGTAGGCGCGACACCGAAAGGTTATGCGGGTGGTACCAGCAACGCCGCACCCGGTGCTGCGGTCGTGGGTGAGAACGGGCCCGAGATCATGTTGTTCCACGGCGGCGAGACTGTTCTCTCAAACCCTGCCGTGCGCCGGCTCACAGCGGCGATCCTGGCGATCCAAAGCCTTGAGTCACAAATCAGCGCGTTCTCCTCCGCGGCGGGTCCCCTTGGCACCGGTGGGGTGTTGGGTGCGGTTGGTGGGGCGCTGTCCGGCACAGCCGCATCAATCGGTGCCCCCACCCTCAACGGGCCTGCACCCCGCAGACCCCGCAACCACATTGGCCTGCCCGGGGCGGGCCCGAACGGTATTGGGTACGCCTCCAACGGCACCCCTGCAACACCCACGGCCGCCACCACCGCAACCGCACCACTGATGAACATCAACGGCGACCTTGTCATCCGCAACGAAGGCGACCTGACGAAGATCCAGGCGGGCCTGTACCAGATGAACGCCGCACAGAAGCGCGCCACCGGGATGGGTCGGTAAGCCATGGGACTGTTTCCGGCAGGCGGTGGCTTCACCATCGACGGCACCCACTCCGACACATGGCAGATGTACCTCTTGGACTGGACGGTTGCGGTCATCCCATCCCTGCGTCTCAACCTGGTCAGTGTCCCCGGCCGGGTCGGGAAGAAGTCGGCCGGCACTGAGATCGACTCCAGGATCGTGCACCTGGCACTGAGTTGCGTGAACCCAGATAGGGCCGCGCTGATGGCGAACCTGCGTGCGTTTGCCGCCGCGGTGGACCCCCGCAGTGGCCCCCACAATCTGTGCCTGACCGACGACGACCCCAACTATTTCATCTGGGTCGTCCCCAACAGTGAGGTCCCGACGAGCCCGAAACTGATCAAAGCCGACATGGACGTCGTGTTCGAGGCGTGCGACCCACACTGGTACTACGTCACACCCCGGTCGTACTCGTGGGCTGCCAGCAACGCAACACCGTTGGTGGTTTCCAACAGCAACGGCAACACCTCCACGCCGCTGCACTTCCACCTTGTCGGGCCCCCGGTAGGGGTAGCGGCGAGCATCACCATCGGTTACGGCGGGTCCACGGTCACCTACACGGGCGGCCTCACCGGCGCCGACTACATGGACATCGACACCGGCAACTACACCATCACCAAGAACGGAATCAACGACATCGCCCACTGGGGTGGCGACGACTTTCCGCTCCTGCCACCCGGTGTTGCCGTCCCCATCACCTGGTATGACACCAGCAACCTTGGTGCCACCGTCACCGTCACCTACAACGAACGCAGCATCTGATGACGGTCCGGACCAACCTGTGCACGAACCCGAAACTGGATGTTGATGCAACCGGGTGGACCGCCGGAGTAGGGGGCACGCGGGTTGCTCAAGGCGCCGGGTGGGCCTTTCAGGTAGACGGGTCTGCTAGCTCTCAATGGCTAGTCTCTCCCTTCCTCGCAGGTGTCGCGGGTCAGTACTGGTCTGGTTCGATCGTCGTGTCTGGACCGGCTGGGCGAACCGTGACCATCGGGCTTCAGGACAACAGCGGCTTATATTTCACTCCGTACCCCATCACCACCACCCTGACGGGCACCCCACAGACCGTCGCTGTGACGAGTACCGCCCCTGTAACAGCTAGCAATGAGCGCATCGCAGTGGTCCCTACCGCGACGGGTGGCGCGTGGACCTCCGGGCAGATGTTGACCGTCACAAACGCACTACTTGAGGTGGTAGGCGGGGTCGGAGTTGCCACTGACCCCTACTTCGACGGAGACACCACCAGCACATCGACAGACGTTTACGCCTGGACTGGCACGGCTGGCGCGTCCACCTCCACCGACACCTACACGGCATCCAACTCCGGGACACTTGCCGCCGCAGTCCCCCGGACCACGGCCACCATCGCTGGGACGTCGACCAACCCCGGCACCCTGACAGCATCAACGCCCCTTGTCACCGCGGCCCTCTCCGAGGCGGCTCCGATCGCAGACACGCTCAGCACCACGGCTGACCGGGCGGCCACCAGCAAATGGCCACAGCTGTACGACTCGACCGGTACCCACAGGCAAGCCGTCCTCGACAGTGCGTACGGCGTGGTCGTCACAGAGCAGGTTCTGGATGACGGGTCAACAACCAACCCGTCGTCCACCAGTGGTGGCACCGGCCAGCTCATCCTCAACTTCTCACTCCCCGCCGGGGACCTCAAGGCGGGGTTGCTCAAAAACGAGATGTGTGTCCTGATCAACTACCCGGTCGCGGCCGGCGGGCAGGCACAGGACGTGTTTGTGATCCGCACCGTCACCACCGGCACCGACAACTCCGGGGCGAAAATCTTCAACGTTACAGCGGATGGCCTCTGGTACGACCTCGGCACCGCGGACCCGATCACCGTCACCCCGTTCGTGAACACCACCGCAGACGCGCTCACCGCAATCCTGGTCGGGTCGGGGTGGACCATCGGGACGATTGACCCGGCGGTGTCGGGTGGTCCGACCCGCACCTTCGAGATCGACACGTTCGCGTCACCGCTGGCTGCGATCAGGGCACTGCCCGGGGTGTTCGGTGGCGAGCTCGCCTTCGACACGGTTCACCGCACCGTGTCCCTGTTCGACGTGCGCGGCGAAACCTACCCGATCGCCTTGTACGCGGCAGGGTCCAACGTCGGCTCCGACAACAGGGTTGTTGACACCACCCAACTCACGACCCGTCTGTATCCGCTTGGTGCGGCCGGGTTGGACATCACCACCGTCAATGGTGGTGTCGGATACGTCGAGGACTATTCGTGGTATGACGCGCAAGTCCCAGCCTGGCCGCACGTCATCAAAGCCGCGACGAGCACCAACGACACCCTCACCGACCCTGCACTGCTGAAAGCGTGGGGCATCTCCCAGCTGGCGATGCTCGCGATCCCCCGCGTCACCTACACGGTTACCCCGGTGATGTTGACCAGCGACACTATTCCCGGTCTGGGCGATGTGGTGCGGGTGTGGGACAAACCACTCGCTTTGAACACGTTCGCCCGGGTGGTGCAGCGCACCTTGAACCTGCTTGAGCCGGCCTTGAGCACGCTAACGATCAACACGAGTGCGTTCGCCCTGTCGTCGGCGCTGCCGTCCGGTACACCGCGCGGCACCGTCACCCCTGTTGTCAGTTTGGACATGGTTCCGCCTGTCGCGCCGGCGTCCATGACCGTGACAGGCATTGACGTCCTGGACGGCAACGGCAACCACGTCGAATACTTGACGTTCGCGTGGGCTGCGTCCACGACCAAAATGGACGGGTCGATCCTGACCGACCTCGACCACTACGAGGTGCAGTACCGGCTGGGCATCCACGCGTGGATCGACGCCGGCACCACCATCAGCACCACCCTGGTCAGTGCACCAATGCCACCCGGGACGGCGTTCTCCGCGCAGGTCCGCGCGGTCAACAGCAGCGGCACCCCCAGTGCATGGACCGTGTTCACGGGAATCACCCCCGGGGTGCCCGTGTCCACCCTGAACCCGCCCAGCATGCCCACCCTAGACGTGGCGACGTTCCCGCTGTGCATCCGGGCCACCTGGGACGGGAAAGACAGCAGCGTCCTGGCCTACCCGGACAACTTCGACTACCTCGAAGTTCACCTGTCCACCACCAGCGGGTTCACCCCCACCCAGGCGACCCTCGTTGACGCATTGCGCGCCTCCGGAACCTCCCCGATCACCGGGCTCGTCGCCGGTACCCCGTACTTCGTGCGGTTCGTCGCTGTGGAAACAGCCGGGTACCGGTCGTTGCAGTCGGCGCAGGCCACCGCGACACCGACCACCGTGCAGGACGGTCAGATCGCCCACATGAACATCGCGAAGCTCCTCGCGGGGAGCTTGGTCGCGGACCTGACCGTGTCTGCCCGGATCAAAACCGCTGACACCGGTGCCCGGGTGGAGATCAACGACGCCGGGCTCCGGGCGTACAACACGATCAACGCGGTCACGGTTGCGATCAACGCGGTGGACGGGTCCGCGTCGTTCATTGGGTCCATCAGCGGATCCTCGATCAGTGGCGGCACGATCACCGGTGGCACGATCACCGGCGGGACCATCACCGGTGGTGCGATTAGTGGTGGCACCATCACTGGTGGGGCGATCAGTGGCGGGACCATCACCGGGTCAACAATCAGTGGCGGGACCATCAGTGGTGGTGCGATCACTGGTACGACGATCGATGGTAGCTACATCAGTGGCGGGACCATCAGTGGTAACACCATCTATGGCAACACCATCAGTGGTGGTGCGATCACTGGTACGACGATCGATGGTAGCTACATCAGCGGCGGGACCATCAGCGGTAACACCATCAGCGGTAACACCATCACTGGTGGAGACATCACTGGTACGACAATCACCGGCGGGACGATCACCGGCGGCGCTATCAGCGGCGGGACGATCACCGGCGGAGACATTAGCGGCGGGACCGTCACCGGTGGTGCGATTAGTGGTGGCACCATCAGCAGTGGAGACATCAGCGGGTCATGGGTCAGTGCTTCAAACGTTTCTGACTCGGTGATTACGGCCAGCACCTTCTCCACCTCGGGCGGGTCCGGGTCCAGGGTGGACATAGGACTTAGTGGCGGGTATTCCATAAACCAGATTCGCATGTTCAACGGCGATAGTACGGTATCCTCGATCCGAAACCCAGACGCACGCCCCGGAGCACTTCAAATGGCTACTTGGGAAGGGTCTGGGGGGGGCAACGAGTTTATTTTCAGCTCGGCTCCCTCTGGTGGTGGAGACCATTTTATCCAGTTCGGGCTGTCGGGGCTCAAGTCTCTAAACTCCGCCGCAATAATACAAGCCCGCGATTCTGGCGACACGGTATACGGCACCCTGGTGGCGAATGCGTTCGCCCCTCCTTCATCACTGGCACTGAAGGATAACGTCACTCCGCTTACCGTTGACGCGCTTAGCCTGGTCGCAAACAACGGCCTGCACGCATGGAATTGGAAAGCGAAACCGACCACTGGTGGAGTTGGTCTTATTGCCGACAACATGCCCGACTGGATTCGCGTCAGCGATGGGTACGACCTCGTTGGTGCGGTCGCGATCCTCTGGGAAGCCATCAAACAACTCGACGCGAGACAACCCAAGGAGAGCGCATGAGCGAGCAAACCCATCCGGTGCAGGAACAAAACCCGCAGCCCAGCACGGCAACATCACTACGGGTTATGAGCCAGGAGATCATCCGCCTCAACGAAAACCGCCTCTACCTCATCGCGATCCTTGAGGACACCCAAACGGCAACCGCAGCAAAGATCGCCGAGCTGACCGCACAAATCGACGCACTCACACCCACCACCAAAAAACCCACAGGAAAGGCCACACCATGACAATTAAAGTGTTTGATGCCTCCGAGTTCCAGAACGTCATCAACTGGCCGGCGGTTGTGGACCCCGGCATCATTCGTGTCCACAACTCCTCGCGTCCTGACAACTTTGCCAAGGTGAACATCGCCGGCGCGCGAGCCCACTGCCCGTGGCGCGGTTTTTACCAGTACCTCACCGCAGGCGCAGACCCTGTCGCAGCCGCCCACGCGTTCCAGGCAACGACAGGCCCTCTGCTGCCCGGAGAAGTAGCTATCCTCGACCTTGAAGAGGGGTTGGGCGACCAGCGCGCCCGCCGCGCCGCGTGGCTGGCCGCGTTGAAGGACCCTGTCGAGTGGACCTACAGCGGGGTGTACTTCGCTCGCGCCCACCTGCCGGGGGTTGGGGTGGAATGGCTCGCCGCCTACGGGCAGTCCGAGCCCACGGACGCCCACAAACTGTGGCAGTTCACCAATGCGCAGTCCTTCGCCGGGATCAGTGGCCTGTGTGACGGGTCGGTGTTCAACGGCACCCTCGCGCAGCTGCAGGCGCTGACCGGCACACACCCGCAACCTGTCCCACCAGTAGTCCCCTACATCGGCATTCCGCCCGTATCGCAGGGCAACTGCTTGCCGTTCATTGCCGCTGAGATCCAAACCCGGCTCAACGCCTTCGGATACAAACTCGTCGTGGATAGCAACTTCGGCCACCTGACGACGCTGGCCGTCGAAGACTTCCAACGCAAGCACCACCTGACCATCGACGGCATTGTCGGGGCACTAACCTGGCGCGTCCTCTTCGCCTGACCTGTGCCACCACACCCACCCAAAACGTTCTGACCACCGGAAGAGATATGAGAGTCCACGAAGGGACTGACATGCCTGAGACCACCCAGCAAGCATTCACTCGTGGTTACGAGTCCGGCCGGGTCAACACACGACTGGACGGCCACGACGCTCAGCTCCGGGAACTGACCAGCACTCTCGCCAAGGTGGTCGACATCGAGGCGCAGCTGACACTGACGGTGGCCTCGCTTGGGAAGGATGCCTTGGCCCGGGACGACAAGGCAGTCGCCCTGGCCAAGGCTCTCAAAGAGGCGGTCGATGAACGCCGGAGCAAAGACACCGAACGGTGGACACCACCTTCGCACCTGATCGCCGTCGGTGTTCTCATCCTTGCCGCCATCGGCGTTTGGATTCAGTGGAAGACCTCATGAACATCATCAAAGCCATCGCGAGGATCCAGTCCCTAGAGGCCGAGGTCCGGCGCCTCGAACGCGCCCTGGCAGCGCAGCGCCAGCCGCCCGACCTGACAGTCCGCGAGCGTGAGGTACTCGCTCGGTTGATCGAGGGCAACTCGGATAAAGAGATCGCCATGAGGTTGCGAATGGGGATGGGAACCGTGAAAACCCACCTACGGAATCTCGCCACGAAGTTCAAGACGCATAACCGCATGGACACCCTGATGGCCGCGATCCGCGCCGGCTTCACCCCAGACACGGAGGACCACCCACATGGTTGACATCACAGCGCCTCTTCCGAGGCGGCTCAAGGTTCGCATCAGTGACTCGATACGCCCGAGCGTGGACTGGCAGCTAGACCAGGAGTTCGCCTTCACGCCCAAGGGTGACTCCTGCAAGGACGTGTTCACCGTCGACCACTACTGCCGACGCGCCGCCGGCCACGAAGGTGAACACGCCAGCGGCTTCAGGGTCGATCGGGTCAGGTGGCCGTGATGGATCCGATCGTCGCTCGCTCACTGTTCGTGTTCGTTCTCGGGATTGTCCTAATCCTGCTGTCCATCGCCCTGACGCCAACCACCCAGCCCTCTAAGGAGTCCCAGTCGTGACCTTCGCCAAGTGGGTCCTGTCCGTCCTGGCCGGGGCCGCCTGTGTCTCCGTGCCCACCCTGTGGATCACGGCCTGCTGGGTGGTTGGGGATAACTGGCGCTGGGGTATGACCGGCACCGTCATGTTCTTCGCCGCCATCGCCCTGACCGTCGTCGCATACATGGCTTGGGCACTCGACTAATGGAAGGCGCACCGTGACAACCACCAGCACGCACACCGAGCATGAGGATGACTCGTGGACGGTGAACATTGGTGACCATCCCGAACGCACCAACAGTCCGCTCTACGCCCGGTCCCGCAAACACATGGTGGCCGCAGTGAAGCTCGCGCAGCCGTGGATCGCCGGACCTCCTCCCTACCAAGACCATCACGGAGGTTCGTGCTGGGTGCTCCCATCTGGTGTCAACCCAGTCCCACTCATGTACCTGCTCCCGGCCGGGATCGAATGGTCCGCACAGTTCGCCGCCAACCCAGCCAAGGTTGACCCACTTCGACAGGCTGCTCGGGCGCTGATCTGTGCGTTCACCGGAACCCGCACCTGGTACGCGGGTGGTCTGGGCATGACCGCGGCAGACCTCGCGATCCTGGACACCCCCATCACGGACGCGGCAGGGGTCGCAACCTGGACCGACAGCTTCTGGAACGCTTCCGTGCCGCTCCCGCAGTCGATGCACACCGGTATGCCACCCAAGTCACTGCCCGGATACCACCACGCACCGAAACCAATCGTGGACATTCGACTGTTTTGCCGGGACGACTTCACCCTGTTCCCCACCCCGGGTGTCGCGGTCGTCCCCATGTCACCGCGGGGGTCCGGCGACGGCAGGGTCCGTGTCGCATGGGTCGACACCTCGGTCCATGTCCAGCACCTCACCGAAACTGGTGCTCCGCTCATAGTCCTTGAGGTTGGGGAAATCCTCCCCGCCTACCACCACGTCGCACACGCGGCATACCACCACCAGGAGACGAAATGACCCAACCCACACCATCACCCGTCGCACCCGTGCCTGTGACACCACCACTGATCGAACCACCCGTCCTCACCTCTGCGTCGTGGTGGACGTGGGCTGCGACCACGGCCGTGTCTCTGGCTATCGGTGTCGGCACCCTTGTTGGGCACCCGTTCAGCTCCGACATCGCAGACGCGATCATTCCGTCGTTCGCGATGCTCGCAGCGTCCATCGCGACCGCGTTCCAGCTGCACGGGATCCACACGGTGACCGCCGCCAAACTCGCGTACCTGTCAAGCGTCCACTACGCCCAAATCGAGGGTTCGGTATGACACTGGCCGAGTTCGCCCTACCCCGGTTGGGGAAGAAAGCCGCGGTCTACGACCCGCGCACCCTGAAACTGTCCAACTACCTGGACCTGGCGGCCCTGCCAACACCGCCGGCCAGCACCCACCGGAGCGAAGCGGTCACCAGTTGGCCGATGTTCCTCAACGACCAGTTGGGGGACTGCACTATCGCTGCACTCGCCCACATGATCGGGTTCTGGCTGAGCCTGAGCAAAGACAAGATCTACACCCTGTCCGACGCCAATGTTCTCGCCGCGTACAGGGCCGTCACCGGGTACAACCCGGCCGACCCCTCTACCGACACGGGCGCCGTCGAGCTCGATGTGCTCCGCTACTGGTCTCGGCACGGTGTGGCCGGCCACCACGCGAAAGCGTTCGCAGCAGTCAACATCACCAACCGGGCCCACGTGGAAACCGCAGCGTGGTTGTTCGACGGGTTGTACATCGGGGTCGCGCTGCCCGCGACCGCTCAAGGCCAATCCTCGTGGGAGTTCCACCCGAAGCAGGGCTCGGCTGCCTACCCCGGATCCTGGGGCGGGCACGCAGTCAACGTGGTCGACTACGACACCAGCGGGGTCACCGTCATCACCTGGGGCCGACCCCTGCATATGAGCTGGGACTTCTGGGCCCACTACGTCGATGAGGCATACGCGATCATCGCCGTCGAAGAGTTCAACACGGCGGGTAAAACCGTGGAGGGCTTCAACATCGCAGCCCTCACCGCCGACCTCGCATCCATTCACGGCTAAACCACAACACCACTCCGCACCACCCGCATAACCCCAACCGAAAGAGAGAGTCATCATGGCCCTTACCATTGCAGTTGCCAGCGCTCAGGCGATGGGCGTTGCGCTCGCGACCAACATCGGCAGCGGTGCGACTATCGAGATCCGGTCCGGCACAAAGCCGTCAACCCCCGAGACCGCCGCATCCGGCACGCTGTTGGCGACCGTGGCGATCTCCGGGTCGTTCACCTCGACAGGTGGTGTGCTGACTGCCGCTGACCCCGCATCGGTGTCCCCGGCCGCGAGCGGGACCGCTGGGCACTTCCGCGTCAAGACGTCCGGTAGCACGGCGGTCACTGACGGTGCGGTGACCGCGACCGGTGGTGGTGGGGACATGCAGTTGGGGAGCACCACGATCACCACCGGGGTGAACGTCGATCTTGGCGTGCCGACGATCACTGTCCCTGTCGCCTGACCCGCTCGATCTGAGGTACTGACGAGAGGCGGCAACAATGGCTGTTGCATATACCGGAGCCTTGTGTGCTTCTGCCTCAAAATCCACTGGTGCTGCCGGGACCTACTGGCCATCGAACTCCAGCAGCGGTGACACCATCGTTTGCTGGGTGAGTTTCGACAACACCGGAACGTCCACGCCAGTAGTTTCCAGCATCTCCGTGCCTGCCGGTGAAACCGCGTCATGGGTGATGATCGCCTCGCACGACTCATCAACGGCAACCGCTGCCAGTGGTGTTGTTGGTGAGATGTGGGCGATCACCACAACGCAGGCATGGACGGCCCCGGTAATCACCATAAACTTCAGTGCCGCAATGGCCGCGAAGACGGTGTTGATGCTGGGGTTTTCCGGCGTCACCACCACTATTCGTGGCACAGCGGGCACGGGAACCAGCACAGGCGGAACTCCTACTGCATCTACCTCAGGCACGGCGCTCGTCGCGGGTGACCTAGTCCTTGGTGGCGCATCATTCCAAAGCGCAACTAGCCCTACTGCCGACACCGACACTACGAACGGCACATGGTCGGCCGGAACAAGTGTCAACACCACTGGTGGTAGCGCCACCACCAACGTCTCCGGCACCTTGGCTTACAAGGTTGTCACCGCCGCGGGTGTTCAGACCTACAACCCCACGCAAAGCAGTAGTTCTGGCGCCTGCATTGTGGCCCTGGTCCCTGCTACCACCTCCGTCGCAGGCACGCTCAGTGCCGCAGTCCCACGGACCACGGCCGCCATCGCTGGCACATCAACCAACCCCGGAACCCTGACGGCATCAGCGCCCCTTGTCACTGCGGTCCTCGCCGACACGCCCCCGATCGCGGGCACGCTCACGGCGCCGATCCCACTGACCACAGCCACCCTGACCGGCATTCAGACCGATCCGGGCACGCTGACCGATGCCGTTCCACGCGCGACGGCCGCGCTCACAGGAACGTCGATCGATCCGGGCACGCTGACCACCGCCACGATCACGCCCACCGCAGCACTGACCGGCACACAGGTCGACACGGGCACCCTGACCGGTACCGCCCTGCTAATGGCGGCGACCCTGACCGGGACGTCGACCAACCCCGCCACAATGTCCGCGTCCGCCCCGCTGGCCACCGGCACGCTCACCGGAGCGTCGACCAACGCGGGCACCCTGACTGTCACCATCCCTCTGGTCACCACCGCTACAACAGGCGCCCAGACCGACCTCGACACACTGACCACCTCGACGCCGCTCGTCACGGCGAGCATCGCCGGAGTTCAGGTTGACACTGGCACGCTCGCGTCGGCAGGCCCGATCCTCGCTGCGGCGCTCGCTGGGACGTCCACCAACCCCGGAACTCTGGCCGCCACCGGCCCCCTGGTCACCGGAACGCTCGCCGGCACAGAGGTTGATACGGACGCGCTGGCCGCTTCGGTGCCACTGACGACCGCGACGATCTCGGGACTATCAACCAACCCAGGGACGCTCACCGCAACTGCACCACTGGCGACAGCCAGCATGAGTGGGCAGGCAACCGATCCGGGAACCCTAACGGCCACCATGCCGGTGGTTGTTGCCGAGATGAGTGGCCAGTCCACCAATCCCGGCACGCTGACTGCCACTACCCCCATGGTCGCCGGAACGCTCACCGACCAAGCAACCGTCTTTGGCACGCTGGCGGCTCAGGCTCCGCTCGCCACCGCGAGCATCGCAGGCGCGCAGACGGACGGGGATAACCTCACTGCTGCTACCCCCGTCGTGACCGCCACGCTCACGGGGAGTTCCATCAACGCGGGCACCATGACTACCTCGGTGCCCGTACCCACCGCCGCGCTCACGGGCGCCGCAGTCAATAGCGGAACACTCGCAGCGAGCACCCCGCTTGGGACGGCATCTGTCACCGGGACGATGACCAACCTCGGCACGCTCACCACGGCAGTCTCTGTGGTCACCACAACATTCCCCGGCTCCGACTTCATTGGTGCCACTC